CTTGAGAAGGAAAATAACTTTTTACAATCATATTTATTTTTTAATTAATTTAGACATATTACCAGCGTTTGTATACTTAGCAATATTTATATTTAGTTTTGGTTTTTCTATTATAGCGTTTGGTCGATAAAGATGCTTGTTATTTGCCATTATAGCAAGACCAGAACTAATAGAAGCATCATGCTTTGTTCTTTTGTTTATATCAAATTTAGCCCAGTCATTTAGTAAATCATTAAAATAACAACTGCCAAATTGACCTTCAGCATTCATACCTACATGACCTTGAATATACATTTCAATAGCAGAGGCATGAGCTTGTTTAATATCTTCGCTTGAGTTTGGTATACCACCTATTTCTTTTTCTGCTACAGATAATTTATTCCATATTTTATCAGGTCTGTTCATACTAAAACCTCTATAACCACGTCTTCGTAAATAATACAATAGACGAGGCTTATTGTTCTCTGCAAGTAAAGGCATGCTATAAAATACTAACGCCATTAATACATCTTCAAAAAATATTTCAGCTGTTTGAGGTCTAGCTAAATATTCTAAAAAAAACTGATTAGCTGGAGAATCTTCCATGCTAAACTTAGTTAATCCATGTAGTGCTCCTTTAGATCCTTTGCCATCAACAGTACCACTAATATCGTAACTGTCACAGCCAAACGCGCCGATGTGCTCGTTACCTGGATATCGTATTCCATTTTTTATTATTACTTTATTTTGTATATGTGTTGGTGGTACCCAACTTATTTTAAACCTACCTTTTAGATCTGGATAAAATATAACTTTTGTGTCTTTTACTCCATTAACCCATTGAAAATTACCTCTAGTAACACCTAGTGTTCTAGACATTTCTTCGTTATAATCTATTTGCTCGTATATTTTAACCAAGTTAAATATACTATTTTTTGTTTCATCTCTAAACGCGTGTTCTGTAGTTCTTGGAAACTGTCTGTAAAATTCATTTAACGCGTCTTGATCACCTTTTAAACCATCAGCTTCGTTTTGCCAATTGTCTATTACACCTACATCTATTAACTCTCCATGGGGGTCAAAGACTTCATCACTCGGAGTATTGAAGACTGGGCTTCCGTGCTCGTCAATAAATCCTTCGTAGTTCCACTCCATTGGGATAAAAAGAGAATATAGTCCAGACGCTGTTTGTCCATTTCTGTTTCGCTTAGTAACGTCGGATGAGTTGTATAGTTTTTTGAAGTTTTCTCCACCTTTGTCTAATGAGTTTGAAGTAGAGCCCATCATACATTTACCTATAATCCTACTACCTAACCGTAAACATGTTTTGGTAACTCTCCAATTATTTAATATATTATCGGGTCTTTCCCATTTGCCACTTTCATCGTGTACTAACAGTTGTAGCTTTTCTCCGTCATAACTGTTATCACCTGTATTTTTCCAATCAATAGTAGTATCAAGTCCAACCAGGTCTTCCTGCTTTTCATTAGCAGTAATTTTTTTACGCGTAAACTTACTTGCAGGAACTCTATAAGCAAGCTCAGACTTAGGCCTGTCCATACCGTCTTGAATCGGTTTAAAAAAGAACGGGTAGTTAACTGATATTGGAACCACCTTGTCTGTAAACATTTTTTTAGCATCTGAACCTGTTTTAGATAATATACCAAATCTACTATCGCTAGCTAATGTAGCTTGATTAACTGTTTCTGCAGACGACATAAAAGAAAAACCAGATCGTCTATTTTTAAGGTAACACATACCATAACATCTTTTATCTGCTTTACATGCTTCCCAAAATATATAGAATAACCTGTTTGCTTCTCTGAAGTCTGGCGCACCTACATCTATTTTACTCCACTGCAAGTACATATAGTGCGTACCTGTTATATATGTTGGTGTGCCTTTATTGTCAAACCAGAAACCTTCATCTCTTCTTTTAAACTCTTCGTCTATATAATCATACCATTGTGATTTATTTTCTTCAGGATATGCTCTCCAGTCAAATATATTTTTAAGTCTTGCTAGTTCTTTTGGGTATTCAAATTGTTGCCACTTCTTTACTTTGTTGCTATACACTCGCACTGGTTCCATCGGCAGAGCAATTTGCAACCCTTGGATTTCAATGATCTGCCCAATTTTACCAGTTTTTGATATGACAACGATATTGTTTTCTTTATTATATCCATATTCCCATTTATTTTTTTTATTAAGCCTTTTAATTGTATTAATTTTAACTGGCTCAACTATTTTAATTAAGTTTTGCTCGTACATTACTTTGATCTACCTTCAGCAAATCCTCTAAATACTTTTGTTTTATCTTCAGGTTCTTTACCTTCTAACAAGTTTTCTTCTTCTTGGATTCTATTTAATATTTCAAACGCGTCAAATATAGCTAACTTTTTTGTGGCTGCGGCATTTTTTAATCTATCAGCTGATATGTCATCGTCAGAGTCTACAATAGCTTCTTTAGCAACTTTAATCAGTTCTTCAACTGCCTTCTGCCCAGCTTGGATTATATTCTTCTTCGTCTCCTTGATATTCATATTTAATTGTAATAAATTTTGATAACAGTCTATATAGTTTTTGGCCATCTATAATAAACTCATATTCTGAGCTTGGCCTAAACCCTATTAAATCGCCTTTGTTAACCGTGCCGTCAGTATGCTTAACAATACCAACTAAAGGCTTTTCTTTATCTACAGTTATTTTATCTGTAGATTTTACTGGCGCCACAAAACAATATCCTTTTTGCGCTTGCCAATCGGTATTTTTATATAAAAATATTTGATCTTGTTGTACTAAGTAAGTTTCTTCATCAATATAAGCTCTACTATTTTTTTCTATACCGTGTTGATTATGCCATCTTCTAAATACATTATGATGAACTATAACCTTATCACCAACTTTTATATCTGTATCGCCAACTGTAGGTATTGCTTTTACTATAGCTTCTCTACTAACATATTGATGATTAAACATTTCTGTATTAACTATAAGCTCTTTACCGTCTATATTTTTTGTATTGTTGTATCTAGATTTTAATGGTGTTACAACAAAGTTGTAAACAGACTTCATTAATATTGTAAGTTGTATTCTACAGAAACAGCCATGTTTTTATTAAAGTCTTTCCAAGGTAAAACATCTTTGCCTTTTTTAATATAAACACTAAACTTATCGTCTTCTTCTAATATATCACAGATGGTATGACCACCATACACTTCTTGCCCAACGGCATAGTGCATGGCGTCATTTTTATAATCTTTACCTATTGATATTTTACGAATTAGCTTGCTCATCTTCTGGATAGTCTATTCTACCGTCACTTATGTTAATATTTACTTTACCATATTCTTTTTCAAGCTCTGTTTGTTTTTCTTGAAGTGCTTTTTGAAGTTCAGTAACATCATGACATATTGCATGCTTTCTAGTTTCCATTCTACCTAACTCTACTTGAGCTTGATTTATTGGTGCTATTAAAGCTTGAATACTTTTTAATTGATCTTCTGATATATTTGTAGGTTTAAGGTCTACTACCTTTTCTTTTTTTGCCATTTTATTTAATTTAATTTAAGTTAATTTATTTATTTTTAATACTCACAGTGAATTATAAAAGTCACTGGATTTACATTACACAGTTCGTCATTGTTTGCTAAAGCGCCAGCAACAGCATCAACAACAACGCTTGTGTCATCAGGTATACTTGTTACAGTACCCACAACTGCACCGTCTTGAGCGTTTATAACATCTCCAACAGCTAGTGCTTTTCTAGCGTCAACACCATCTACAGTTATATCTACAGAAGAAGTTGAAGCACCCACTATCCCAGTTGTTAAAACTCCAGTACCAAAGTCTGGATCACCACTTTGCGAAGCAACGCCTATACATATCTTACCGTTAATACCGTGGCCGTCAAAACCAATACTACCATCTGCATTTACTACTCTTGAAGGCTCAATAATTAAATCAGGATTTTGATTACCGTCTGTATTGTCTGGCGAAGAAACGTTTACAGTATCTATAGTATCAGCAGTTGTTGTTACATTGTATATACCAACTAAATTTCTAAAAAATCCTGTACCATTTATAGTAGCATTTACAGTTCCTAAACTTGAAGGCGCAGTGCCGTCAGAGTCAGGGCTTGCAAATACAAGCTCGTAACTACTAGCTTGAGTTGCACCTTCAGTTCCTCTTTCTACACAAGTTGCACCTAAAACTTTAAAAGCTTTTTTTGTGGGTACGGTTTTTACTTCCCAATCAGCTACCAAATCTGCGGCAGAAAAAGCTGTTATACAGTTTGCTCCGCTTAGTGTTGGTTTTAATTCTATATTAAAATATCCCATTTTTTTATTTTTTTACTTTTTCTAGTGATCTACCGCCAAAATAAGCGCCGATCACTGTTATTAATACTAATTGTAATAAGTCTGTCCATTTGTCCTCTACTTTAAAGCTTATAACACCACCATCGATAAATATCAATAATACTGTTGCTACAACTAAAAATACTAAAACTAATGGTCTTATATTTTTGCTTAGCCATGAATCTGAGTTCATGTCCATTTTCCATCTTTCTGTTACTTGCTTTTGCATCTCAGCTTCGTAACTCATTATCATATCTTTTATTTTAGCTTGTGCCTCTAGTTTTTCTTCTTTAGTAGTAGTTAGATTATCTAATATACCACCTACGTTTTCTACTAGCTTACCAGCACCCGCTGAAAATACTTTTCCTAATATACTCATAATTTATTTTTTAATATCCTCCACCACCGCTACTACTACTACTAGTGCTTGGTGTGCTTGTTATTGTTGGCGCAGTTAAAGAGCTAACAGCTGCCGCGTGAGTTGCACCTCCCATATAACCTATTTGTCCTTGGTATGTGTGAGTATGGTAACCTTGAGCGTTATTTTGAGCAGCCCAATCTACAGCCTCTTGAGGCGTTGAATATAAAGGTATACCGTCTATTGTTGTTAATATCATATATTTGCTGATCTTTCCCAAGGAAAATCATCACCAGCTTCTTTCCATTTACCATCAACTTTAATCATATCTTTACCGTTTCTAGTTTCTCTTGGATATGTTACACCATCGTAATATACACTGTCATCATTATAGGCTAGTTTACCTAGTTTCATATCTGTAGCGTGCCTCATTTCGTGCACTAACACTTGTTTTTCTTCTTGACTACCAGGTTGTATTTTATCACTTATAAATATACTACCGTCCATATTAGCTTCTCCTAATACATCTTCATCTAGTTTTTTTCTAATAACAGAGTTACCAGATACAGATGCATCATCAGATTTAAAACTTAGTTTTTTGTTTAACTCACCACCACTAGCTATTGGTTGTCTAGTTCTACCTAATTTAAACGCCATTATTTCTCACCGCATTTTTTAGATGGATTACCTACTTGTCTCCAGTCTTGTTTAACCCAAGTCTTTAAACTACCACCACTACTAGTACCAGTTACATTACTTTTACTTGAACGTCTATATTTACCAGCTTTACCTGCAGCTCTTTTAGCTCTAACTACTTTAGATCTTTCAGAACTACTCATACTAGCTATTTTAGCTTTAGGTAAACATACTTTTTTAGTACCACCACCTTTTTGCTTTACCTTTGTAGGTGAAGATTTACGACAACTACCTTTAGCTCCTTGAGCTGTACCTGGTACTCGTTCATAACCTTTCCAACAAGGTAGTGGGCTATTTTTAGCAAATTTAGACGTTATGTCGTACATTACTTCTTTTTCATCTTCATTTTCATAACTGAAGCTTTCTTCATCATCATAGCAGATTTTTTAAGCATAGCCATAGATTCTTTTTTCATCTTCATCGCTGCTTTTTTCATTTGAGCTGGAGAAGCTAAAATCTTTTTCTTTAATTCTTCTGGTAAGTTTTTTTGTTTACCAACTAAAGGTTTTCTAGCAGGAGACTTCTTAGCCATTTTTGCCATTGATTTTTTCTTCATTTTTGCAGGTGCTTTTTTCATTTTTTATTTTTTATATGTTTATACATTGAGTTACCTAATTTATCGCCCATTTTACTATCAGACTTATAGTGAGCGCGGGCAACTCTACGACTATAAGATATGTTTTCACCTGTTTTTACAAATGCAGATTTTGCTTTTGGATATTTATCACCTAGCACTTTTGCTATTAATGTTCCTTGAACAGAGTGTCCAGAAGGATATGATTTAGTTTTCATTGAAGACATTTCGTAGTTAGGTAAATTTTTGTCTAACTGTTTAGGTCTAGGCCTGTTGTGATACTTCTTTAGTTCTAAGATTACAGGCGCAGAGTCTTTTATTAACTTAGCAGCAACCTTTTTATCATAATCTTCTACATTATTGTCTTTAGCTGTTTTAGCAAATGCAGACTCTATGTTATCAAATTTCTTTACAAAGTCTTTTTTTAAAGGAATTTTTTTAAGTTCGTTTAATTCTGTATGAGTTGTGTAGCCACTATTAGACGGTGGCTTCATTTTTTTAAACGGGCCTATATCAAAATCTTTTAGCACTTTCCTTTTTTCTGAGTTCTAGATGCCCACATATTAGCGTATGCAGAAGGATATACTTTAAACTTTCTTCTTGCAGCAGCTTTGCAACTAGCGCTAAGCTTAGCTAATGCTGGTGATTTTTTCATTTTTAAAGCTGAAGCTTTTAGTCTTCCTGGACTTGGATCTGGTTTGTAAGGATTTGTTCTCATACCTCTATCATCATTTTCATAATCATATACAGTCATCTCAGATGGTTTTTTAAACCTAGGTGATACTTTGGTTTTAACTAATTTTTTTGTTACTTTTAAACCACGTTCTTTCATAGAATCTTTTAAACCACGTTTATTTCCTTTAGGAACTCCACCGGCTATAGCTCCTTCAACACCTTTTTTTACAGCATCTTTTCTAGCTTTGTTAGCTTTGTATTTTTTATAGCTTTTTTTAGCTTTTCTAACTAATTTTTCAGTTACACCACCAGTTGGTGTAAAAAGCGTTTTTACAACTGTTTTAACAATTTTTTTAGTTTTCTTCTTTTTGTTTTCTTTTATCGCTGCATTATTATCTTTTGCAGAAACCATTTTTGCTACAGATTTTTTACCTGCAGCTTGTTCAGCCATAGAAGCTTTTACAGCCATTTGCTGTTTTCTAGGCATATCTTTTACTTTTTTTCTAGGCATTTTTATTTATTTATTTATTAACATTTCCATCTACGTCTAGCTGCTTTACCACGTTCGCCAGTCCAACCTTTTGATCTTGCACAAAATGATTTTCTACGTCCAGCTGCTTTACTACCAGGTTTTACTTTACCAGTAACTGCAGTTTGTAACTTACTGCCTGGGTTTTTTCTTTTATACTCAGCAACACCTTTACTTGTCATACCTGCACCTTCTTCTACAGTTCTAAAGTTTCTACCTTTACCTTTAGTTGTTTTTCTAGGCTCATTACTTTTCATTAAAGGTGAACCTAAGTTTCTACGTCTACCACAACTAGACACAGGAAAAGGGTTACCGCTCTGAACGTAACCCTCAGACTTATTAAACATTTTGTTTTGCATCGGTGAGCCTGGCATTATTTGTTTTTGCCAGATTTAAGTTTAAATTTATTTTTACCTTCTTTTTTAGCTTGTGACCAAGTTTTTCCTCCTGAAAATTTTGATGCTGGTCTATCTTTCGCTCTAGTTTGGCCTTTTCTCATTCTTCGTGTTCCTTCGCCAATTACAATACCAGCTCCAGTTAAACCTGCCCCTACTGCTCCTGCTGCCGCACCAGAAGTAAGCCCTAAACCGAGTGTACCAGCTACACCTCCTGTCGTGTTGATTTCAGCATTAGATGCTGCTTTCGTATCTTTTTCAGAATACTTTGCTCCCGGAAAACCATATTCGTACCATTTGGCCCCCATTCCAGCTTTGTACAATCCAAACTCGCTTCTGCTTTTATCACCCATGTAAGATTTTTCTGGATCTTTTTTAGTATAAGACTTTTCTCCGTATTTTATTGTTTTTTTAGCAGGTGATCCTTCAGTTCCAAACCCACCAAATCCTTTCATTTTAAATGCTGATTCTTTTTTCATTTTATCTATTTTTGTCTTTAATCATATCATCTATAGCTTTATTATAAACTTTGTCTGTATATGATTTGTTATTATAGAATATACTACGTTCTGATGTAGGCATGTCTTCTTCGCCTAACAGTATACGGTATATTCTATTTATTAATTGTTTACATCTATACGATGTTTTGTACACACTATATTTAATAGTAGTACGATTTCTATGTCTCCAAACGTCTATCCAACCATCTTGCCTAAGCCTATCCCACCTGGCTTTATCCCAAGAAAATGTATATACTCCATCTATGAAATCTTTTCGTGTGAATCTTCCTTCACAATCTAAATAAAATAATAATTCAAGGTCCGCGTCTAAAATCCCGTAAGTCTTACAAGCCCACTTTCTAGTGAGCCTGTAATACTTAAGGATATTCATTTCACGCAAATCTTGCGCGGTTAGTCTCAATA